TACAATAATTCCTGACATCATAAGTCAACTTTCTTAAACTCTCTGTATTAAAAGTCAATGTAATAAATATACCGTTTCTATTATCTTTAATATCTTCTAATAGTCTTATCTGCCAATCTCTAGCCTTCTTCTTCCTACATTCAATACACTTGCCGCAACCTGTCGGCACAAAATTCGTTCTAACATCACGAATGGGGGGAATAATCCCCCCATTCTTAGCATTAGCCTTATACCTTGGGTTTTCCAATAATCTACTATACAAACACATTATTTCTTTTTTAATGGTTTACCCCAATTCTCTGTTCCAAATAAGCCATCAGCCCAATTTACTGTCCTTTCTACTACACCCCCTAATGTATTCCATAAACCCGGATGTGTAGCTTCAAAATTAGCTTTAACTTGTTCAATAGCTAACTTAACATTACCTTGGCCAATCTCTGTATCTTTCTGATCTAATGCTCTATCTTTCTGGTCTAATTCTCTAACGCTATTACTAATATCCTGAGCAATCTTAGCAATCTGTGCATCAGTCAACTCCATACCTTTCTTAGTAGCATCAGTCTGCGCCTTAGTTAAATTATTCTTTAACTGTTCACCTATAACCTTAGCCTTTAGTTCCTTTACCTTATCATCTAACTGAGCTGCGTCTAACTTATTACTTAATACAAGCCTTCTAATATCTTGGGCACTCTGTTCTATTTCCAATTCCCAAGCTTTCACCTGTTGTTCTTCAGTCTTATACATAATCCTTTCTTGAACTTCGCTAATCCTTGTCTCAACTTCTTTCAACTTAGTCTGTGCTTCTGTGTTCTTAATACCTGCTGACAAACTAGCAATTTCAGTTTTAGTCTTATCTGTATCAACTCCTGCTAACTTATCAGCTTCAACATTCTTCAACCTAGCATCAGCTTCTTTAACTTTTCTATCAGCTTCCATTAGTCCCATTTGTCCCAGCATCAATCCCATACCTTCACCTCCGCTACTTTTTTGAGCAGTACCTGCAGTCTGACCACTAACACTACTTCCACCACTTCCGGCTGTCTGTCCTCCACCGCCGCCCATTCCATACATTAACGCAGGATTAATTCCTGCCTTATTCATCTGCTCTACTTGCGCTCCATAGCTTGTATCCTTCCACATTTGCAACTGCTTACTCATATTATAATCAGTCATTTCCTTACTACCTTTAATCTGCAATTCTTGCAATTTCCCTGCCTGCTTCAACTGTTGTCTATTCTTAAACGGTTGCGTAATCAATCCTAATCCTTCTCCTATAATTCCACTAGCGGCTTGTCCCGCACTAGCCTTAGCTAGTTCTAAACCAAATCCCATAATTATAAATTTAATTGTTAATACTATAGTTTTCGCGCTTTTACCAAAAGCGACACATAAAGTTCATTATATTGTTTACATGCGTACCAACCTGTTCATGACATTAAATGTCAGTCCATTGTAAACATTAGGCCTCTGTGCCACCTGAACCCCCTGGGGCGTTACTTCCGCCCTTATTCTTAGCCAAATCTGCATTTTGCTTATCTAAATCTTTTTCCGCCTTAGCAATACCATCCCTCTTAGCTCTCTTACTCTTAGCTGCCTTATCATAACCTTCCACAAGATATTCGTACTTATCTGTTCTAATATCAAAATCAGGTAATACTCCATCTTTTCTATCTGTATATACTAACGGTGCTTTGTCTTTAATAGCTTCTCCATTAGTCATCACTCTCTGTAATTTCTTTTCTAACGTTTCCGCTGTATAGCTTTTAAAACCTTTCAACGTCCTGTAATCTCTTCTGTTAATTCTGTAACTCATAACTTTAATTTTAAGTGTTAATAAATGTGCGTTTATAGTATGCGCACCCCACTGCTACTTCAAATCTTAACCTACCTTACCAAAATCATAAATTCGGTATAACCCTAGTGCTCATAATCCTTCTAGCCTTAATATTCACTGCAATTTGAATCCATAAATTCTGGCTATCTAAACTAGTCTGTGCAAAAATATTATTATACATTGCCGGGTCTATGTATGTCGTCAAATCATCAATTCTTACTGCATCATCTTCTACAATAGCTCTGTACTTTCTTGCAAATACCATAAAATCCTGATTGTTCGCAATCGCAAAATTACCAAAAATTCTATTAACATTAGTTCTATAGTTCGCCCAAGCTGGCTGTTTACCTGCACTCTGTGTAACCCAATTACCACCAATTCTATTAGTAGTCCAATAGGCCATCTGTTCTGTAACTAACTCTTGAAAACCTATTTCGTCCATCCCTGCAACGTGAAAATCTGCAACTGTTTCCAAGTGTGTGTCCCACCTATTACCCTGTCCATAATCCAATCTTGGTGTAACGTGTACCAATCCCATCATATAGCCAATATCATTAACCTTAAAACTAACGCTACCTCCTTTATCTTTACCACTTAATACACCTCTTCCGGCATAACTACCTAACGGCTGTGTACCTTGGTCTCCAGTGCTTTCACTATTACTTACAACTTCTTGGAATACCAATTCCTTAATTAAACCTCCATGATACTGTGGTATCTCCGGTCTACTGTATCTCTTACTTGTATACGCTGCATCCAAATAATCGTCATACGTGTTACCTGCTACTACAATTCTATTTAACAAATCATATAACTTGTCTGCAAAATTCAACGTATCAATCTCAAAATATCCCTCACTAGTATCTACTCTAGTAAGTTCATTAATACCACCTACACCATCCAACCAATCAGTGTCCAACCAGTTGTTAAACAAATCACTCATATAGGTCTTAACTGCCAAACCTTCCTGACTAAACATCTTAGACTGTAATGTATTAGCTACTCCCTCACCTTCTAATATATATTTCCACGGATATAATGCTGTATTTGGCGCTCCTGCACTGTTATTCAAAATCCATGCACTAGCACTTTGTGCATTAGCCAAAATACTTTCTCTCATATTATCAATCTCACTCAAATCAAATCCCTGTACTTGTATTTGACCAGCAGGTAACTGTCTAACATCTATATACTGCCAATTATAAAATTTACGAATACCCCAACGACTAAAATCATAAGTAATAGTAGTAATTAAACCAGTAATATCATTAACTTCACCCAAATCAGCTCCATTTATTTGGCCATAACTAGTATTAAATACGATTTGGTTCAAAGGGGTAGTACCAATACCATCCATCAAAACTTCAAAACTATCTGGATTATCTACTAATAAATTACTATTAGACGGTGCTTGATCTAATGTATTACCATTAATCTGAATCTCACCGACATGTTCAACTAATTCTTCAGGCGGTGTATGTATAACATACGCCTTCTTTTCCTGTTTATTACTGTAGTAATTCTTAATAGTGTCCCAATACATTAGCCAAGGCACTGCATTAAAACTTCTACTAGGCAAAGGATCAGGCTGAGAAGCACTAACAACTATTCCTGTCCCTCTCATACCTAAATAATTCAAAATACAGCTAGGATTACCACTCGCATTATCCAAATCTATATTCTCATCCAATGCTGTATCTGGAATCCAAACAGGCTTCAAATTTACCACTGGTAACTTCAAATCCTGTGTCTTAATACCAATACCTGTAAGGTTATTATGCAACTTACCCTGATATAACCTTATGTCTCCCGTAAAAATATCACATCCTACTTTAGCACTACCGAAAACAGGCCCTACAGTTGGATTAGTTAATACCCTAATATCAATATCAACATCAAATTCGTCTCCAGGCAAAACAACTTCACATGCAAAAGGAATAACTGTTCCCATGCTTGCTGTAGTCCTAAATACGTAGCTCAAATCGTGAGTGCTTCTACCATACTCCTGTAATTCTACAGTCTCTTTCTTACCGGCGTGTATTCTATCGCCTCCTAATGTCTTTAACATAAACTTTGGTTTTAAATGACGAAGCCGGGACGTTGTCCCGGCCTCAAATTAAATACTAGCTCTCTTTGCTGTTTCTGTCGCCTTATCCCTAGGATGAGTGCTTAAATCCTTAGTGAACGACTTGTCAATTCTGTTTCTTCCATGTATGAACGCTATCATGACTGCGCTTAATAATGACCAATCTTTAGCTTTCATGTACTTTTTTACCTCCTTTTTTGTTTTATAAATTCTAGATAATCTATGCTCTCCCATTGTCAACCAATAACCGTGTTTCTCTGTACCAACAATAAAAAAAGGACTGTCATCAACTAACTCTCTTTCAATCGAAACTGAGCCGTCTTTGACTTCCTTCTCTTGTGCATTCGTAGGTGATGTGTCTAACTCCTGCTGTGTTGTAAATCCCACCAACTTTTTCAGAAAGTTTATTATACTGGGTCTTCTCATTGTAAATCTGTTTACGTAAAATAATGTATTCTGTTTCTGCTAACTTCTTCGGTATAGCTTCACCTGTGTCTACGTCTACATAATACTGTAGTGTAATCCACTTTAGAGGCTTCATAACATTTCTTTCAAAGTATTATGAGCCTTTTCTCCAATGTTCATCCTTAACGTACCCTTGTCTGTAATTACCATAAGGTAATATAATACTTTAGGTTCCAATCCAAAATCCTTGTCACCTGTCTGTTCTACTTTCGCAACTTTCACCTGTGCGTTAGGTACTGTTGTTTTAACATCTACTTTACTCATAACTTTAATGTCTGTTGTTTTATCAGACCACCAAATGTACTAATATACGCAATACCACCCAAAAAATCTTTCCATTCAGCTTTTTGCTGACCAGTGTCTCCCCTTATCACGCCTCCCTTAATATCCTAAAAAAACCCCCCCGGAGGGCCCCCGGAGGGCCGCCGGAGGCAATACCCGTTAATGTCTCTCTACGCCCTATCGTCTACGCCGGATTGAAGTGGAAATCCCGGCCCCTGTATTTGGGCCGGATTGGAACGGAAAGCCGGTTACGCAAATCTAACCTTTAATTCTCTATCTTCGTCCAAAAATGTATTATAACC